TGCATCAGATACGTGCGGTAGTAGGTGACCCGGGTATCCACGGTGTCCCCGTGGCGCTCCAGATACCACTCCAGCGGCGGCATCACTGTCATCATTTCCACCTCCCTATCGCGATGTAGGATGCGGCAACTGTTATGGATGCCGGGTTTGGCCGGACGGGGATAAACTTGCCCGGGCTTGTTGCGGTGGTGCTGTAAAGCCCCTCAACGAAAAACGCAGAGTTAGCCCTGTAGTTTTGTATAGCCGTTACTGCGGGCGCTGCGGAAAAGGCGTACGCAAAGTCCGAAAATATACAATACGCTGTGCCTTCGTACAAATTGCCCCATGCCGTGGTGATGGACTGCGTCCCGAAGCCTTGATTTCCCCAGCATATCAGCAGACCGCTGGCAAATTTTGCGTATCCCCGGTCTGTCGTCCCGCCGATGGTCACAACACCATCCACCTGCGCCGGCGTAGCGTAATCCGTTCCGGCCGCGGCTGCACTTACGCCGGATAGTGTGGACTTTAACAGGCCAAACACCGGCAAGGTCAGGCTGCCCAACATATCCACATCCCGCCGAAATTTTGTCACCATGTCCACGTCAAAGCCATCCGTCTCCGCCACTTTGCCGATGGCGATCCCCTTGCCGCCCGCGCGGAAGTCCATCAGGGTCGATCCGGTGGGCACCGTGGCCGTGTAGGGTGACGATGCAAGCGCGTCGGTCAATGTGATGGCCACCGTCCAGGAATAGTCGCTGCTGGCCTGCACCACCGTCTGGGTGCCACTGGTCAATGCCCCCGTCAACGCCGACGCCGACCCACTGACCGGTGTAATGCGGTATGTGCCGGCACATGTGTTTTTGTCTTTGACCGCGCAATCCCATGCCGCCGTAATGGCGATATATTCACCGTTGGCGTCTTCTTCGCCGCTGGCGTTGCTGCGGATGACAGCCGGAGTGCTGGTAAACCACGGCTTGCTATACGGCACCACCTGTATGGTCTTGGTCATCACAGCAGACCGCAGGCGGGAATCGATGACCGTTCCCCAGATGTCCACCGCACCGGACAGCGTAATCGGCCCGATGGTCGCCGTCTGCCCGCTGGCGGAAAATCCGCTGGAGTTGATCGCGTAGGATCGGATCGTGCTGCCGTATGCCCCGGCGGCGCCCGTTATCTGTACTTGTGCCGTGCTGTATCCCTGTACATAGACGCCCCAGTCTGCGGGGACGCCGTTGTCAATCCGGGTGATAGCCAGATCACCGATAGTTGGCACCACCGACGCCGGGGCGCGGATGGTCAGGGATGCGGCGTCGCTGCCGATGGTCGTGCTGCCGGACTTTGTGGCGACGATCACCGTCGCTGACCCGCTGGTCGCGCTGGTCATCTGGTATAGCCAGTCTTTGGGGATGGTGGCGGTCTTTTGGGTCGTACCGGCCGGGAAGTCCAGCGTCAGGGTTTTGCCGTAAAAGCCGATCGTCGCGGTGTGCGTAAACGATGACGATGCGGGGATGACCTTGATCGTCACGCTGCCGCCAGCGTCCACACTGGACGGCGACACGGTAAAATCCGATGTCCGGGGGATGGTGGTCAGCGTCCACGATGTGGACACGCTGCCGCCGGTAAGGGACGGCGCAAGATCGGTCGTAAACGATGCCGACAGCGCCAGCGTCAGGGTGCCGTCGCTGTTGTGCGTCACGTTGCCTGTCCAGCGGGACAGTTCCTGCAGACGGCCGTTGCGCGTGTCAAGGATAAAGTTTTCATCCACCTTCACGCTGCCGCCCACCGTCAGGGTGGTACTGTTCTGGTTTATATACCCGTTATAGGCGGACGCGGAATAACCGTCGTTGCGCTGCACCGTGGCGTATACCGTGATGTTGGACGTGTTGGCGCTGATCGACTGGCTGTTTATGACATAATTCAGGGTAATGGTGTATTTGCTACCGGCGGATCCGTTGCAGGTATTGCTTACGCTTGGCATATCCTCATCCTTTCCATAACAGCGACAGGTTTCCGTTGTTGCGCGGGGTATAGGCAAACTTGCCCAGCTGCAAATCGGTCAATATCTCTGCCTGCGTGATGTACAGCTTGCTGTCGCTGATATACGCCACCTCCCGGGCGGATTCCAAAAAGGACAGCCGGTCGTTTTCCAGTCTGGCGACGATTTTGCTGTCCGTCTTGCCCAGTTCCATCCCGTCGGCGTCAAAGCGGATATAGGTTTCCCGCTCGGTCTTATCCGCCAGCAGGTCGTCCGCCACCTGCTGCGTGCTTTCCTGCGCCTGCGCAAACCGGATTTCCACATCCTGCGCCGTCTGGTTGATGGATGATGACAGCTCCTCCCGGACGGTCTGCGTTTCCGTTTTGGTGGTATATATCTGCTCCACCGTGTCCAGTATGTTGCCTTTGCTGATCTCGATGGCGGCGCTGTTCTCCTGCGTCACCCGCTCGACGGCGCCGTTTACGTAGTTCTGCGTATCCTCGACCGCCTGCACCACCGCCGTGATCTCGCCGCTCACCTTGTCGACTTGCAGTTCTGTGCGGCGCATCTTGTTCACCGTGGAGGATGCCGTGCTTTTGTTTGTCTCTGTCAGGCTTTTAATCTCCAGAGCTGTATCCGCGCTGAGGCCCCCGTTGAAATCGAGCGTTGTGTTGCCGTATAAAACAGTAACCGGGTTGTCCATCCTGTCGACCGCCCGTAATGTATCCCCCGGGTCTATCGCCGGATCGCCGCGCCATCGGAGACGGTAAGGGGTTATACTTAACCCGTTTACTTTCGCAAAATACTGATCGATTACCAGGTCCCGCCTGCCGTCGAGAAATGGGTTGTCGTTGATCCGCAGCTCCTTAGAACCGTCAAGCGCGACCGCGTCCGGGTCTTCGCGATATACATTATCGTTCTGCGGCAGCCGGCCCAGTACGAAAGTATTGATAGCGCCTAATGGGGAGTCTGCTTCAAATTCAAAATAATCTTTTGCGTCGATTGTGGAGGCCGGAGAGGCGGGAAATATGCTGATAAAATGTATCTTCCCATCCCTGCCGATGATCGCGTTGGAAAGCGCGGCCTCGGCCACCCAGGCCATTACCTGCCGGAGGGTTTCTCTTCCGGATAAATTTGGCTTGTCTTCTTCCGTGTAGGACTGGCCCTCCATGAAAAATGGGTCGGAAGAAAGGGAAACGCCCACCTTCGCCGCAGCCGCAGCCGCAATCTGCCGCAGGGTGGCGGGATACACGATTTCCAGCTCGGAAAAGGTTTTGCCGTCGAGCAAGGTCATGTCGTCGAATCCGTAAGCTGTGCACACCTCGGAGTCCGGATCGTACTCAACCGAATCGCAGGTTACAGACGGGAACGGGATCAGCTCCAAGGCGCCGGTGTCGTCTTTCTCCACACCAAGCGATACCGATAGAGCGGCCCCGTCCTCGATGCCGGATAGTTCCCCGGCGGGGTCGAGCGCTTTTATGCTGATTTTTGCCGACAGGGCGGACCCGATCAGATGCTCACCGACGCACGGCCTGTCGATGGTTATCGATTGCAGGTTATCATCGTCTTTAATCGATACCCCGCCAAGCGTCGCCGCAGCGCGGACAATACGAACCTGCCCATACATAGCCGCTTTATATTCGGCGCTTGTTGTATACATACGGTCACCTACATTTCGATAAAGGATAGCGTAAAATCGTCATACATTCTTTTCGCCGCTTCCGTGCCCATCCGCAGCGCGGTAATTTCCGGGGTGCCCGTGTAGATGTTTATGGTTTTTAACCTGTCCGATTTTGCGTCCCAGTAACTGACGTTTACCACGTAGGGCTCTATGGCGGACAGAAATCTCTTCATTTCGTCCGCGTTCATTTTCGCGAAATTCACGGAGAGTTTTGTTTTTCTCGCCACCACGTCGATAACGTTGGTTCCTCTGGCGTTCCTCCCGCTCTTTTCGCTTGAGAGAATCTGGTAGCTCGTCTTGTAGCTGTTTACGCTGCGCGTAAAATCCTCGTCGCCTATTTTAAATACGATCAATCTGCATCACCTCAAATCAAGCGCAAGCCCACCGTTTTGGCGTGAAATGTCCCGCAGGCTTTGCAGGACGACGCTCCCGAGCCGCTGGCTCCCCACCTGCAAAACAATGGTATACGGGCCGTCTGTGCCTTGCCTGCCCAGCACATTCTCAACGGCTTGCTCGATGGTAGACAAAGGTGCCTCTATATTTGTACCGTTTTTCTGGTCGCCAAGCATGGCAAGGAATGGTTTGTTCGCCGGAAGGACAGCGCCCTGCGCGAGTTCCGGTATTGTAGGGATATTAAATCCGATCGTAAACCCGTCAGTGATCCCCTTGATCGCCGGCACATCAATGTGGAGCTTATTCAAGCCGCCGATTATCTTGTTGATGAATCCGATGATAGCGTTAATCGGCACTTTTATGGCGTTCTTGATGCCCTCGAATACCGAAACAAACGCCTCTTTTACCTTCCCGAGCAGCTCCGTCCATTTTTTCTTTGTGAACCAAGGCGCTATATGTTCGTTCCACCATGCGGGTATGCTTTCGGTGAAAAACGCTACCACCTTATTCCACCCAGCCTTGACACCCTCTTTAACATTGTTCCAGATTTCTGACCACTTTTCAGCGGTAAACCAAGGCGCTATATTGTCGTTCCACCATTTAGGGACCTCTACCGTAAAGAAATCGTATACTTTGTTCCAGGCATCGGCGAATCCGTCAACCATACCTTGAAGGACTTCGTTCCATTTTTCCGCGGTGAACCACGGCGCAACGTTCTCATCCCACCAGCCGGTGATTTTCTCCTTCCAGGTATTTATAAAGTCGGTGATTGACTCCTTCCAGTGGGTTACCCAACCGCTGACGGTTTCTTTTACCTCCCCAAATTTCTCCTTTAAGAAATCGAGCTTTTCTTTTGCGGAATCGATCTTATTGTCGACCATCAAGTCCTTAAAGTGCTCCCAGGCATCCGAAAAATCGCCGTCGAGTATCGCGGCAACAAGCCCGATCGCGTCCTCTAAATTTTTCCAGACCTCTTCAAGCTTCAAAAAAGCAGCCCCTACCACGAAATCACGGAACCAGGCCTGTATTTCTGTCAACTTGTTGATTATCGGGACCAGAAAATCATAGATTTTCGACAGCACGGACCGGAGGTCTTCAAAGGCTTCGCTGTTCTTAATGGTTTCGACAAGGTTCGCGAGCTTGGCGTTAAAATCATCGATAAAATCCAAGAAGATCGGCACTGTGAACTCGGCTATGGGGGCGATGAACTCATCAATGAATTGCTTGAAAAACTCATGCGATTCGCTCATTATCACGCCGAGGCCATCCGTGGCGATGGACAGCGTGTCCAAGAATCTCGGCAAGACATCCTCGATCACAAACCCCGACAGCGGGGCCAGAACGTTCTCTAGCCCCCACTCTAAACCTTCAAACAATTTTTTTGTTATCGGTTTAAGCGCGTTCTTCAGTTTGCCGAAGGACTTGGAAAGGTTATCGAAAGATATGTTTTTGAATGGTGCTAATATTTTTTCAATACTGGCCGCAAGGCCGCTCAATTCCTTTACTTCCTTACCGCCAAGCCCTTCGATGGGTGCAATGGACGGCATTAAAGTCGGCTGACTGTTCCCCGCGCTTTTGCTGTCTTCGGAACCGGAGGACAGAATCTGCAGCTCATCGAATCCCGCGGTTGTTTTCTTAAATTCCTTTGCGGCTTCGGTCGCCGATTCCATCCCGCTCGCAATGGAACCCGCCCCGCTTGCCGCGCTCTGAATGGCGCCGCTGCTTTCGGACATCGACGGGAACAGGCTCTTAACCACAGTCGTAAACGCGGATATAATCTGATTTAGTACTTGCAGCAGCGGGGTGAGGACCTGTATAAGCCCTTGTCCCATAACACTCATAAACTCTTTCCAGTTCTCGGAAAGAATCCGGGTTTGGTTCGCCCAGCTTCCGCTCGTTTTGGCGAAATCCCCCTGTGCGAGCGACAGGCTGTTCATCACATAGTTGTAGCGCAGCCCAACAAGCTCCGCCTGAGACATGGAGTCCAGACTTTTCGTGATGCCCTGGCTCATCGCGTACGCCTTCAGGTTTGCCTGCGTCATCACGACGCCTAAATCTTTCAGCGTCTCGGTCTCGCCGGTGAACACGCTTTTCAGCTTGGTATCCGCCAGCTCCTGCGATATGTTATAGAACGAAGCCACGTCGCCGGTCAGGCCGGCCAGACTGATGGACATATCCGAGGCGGCTTCCTCGTTCAGCCCCATCCCGCGCGCCATAGACATATAGGTGGACGCGGTCTTTTTTGCGGACAGCGCAGACATACCAAATTGCTCGATAGCCGTACCGGCGAACGCTTCCACCTTGTACGACATGTCGCCAAACGAGGTATCGACCACGTTCTGAACCTCGGCTATGTTGCTCCCGATTTCCACAGCCGCTTTTCCAAAGTCCACGATAGCCTTGACGCTGAAGGCGGCAGCCGCGGCGCCCGCTATGCCTTTAAGGGATGAAGTAATTCCGCTTGTTTTAGAAGGTAAGCTCTTTACCCCTTTTTCAAAACCACTGGTATCCAGCCCGGTATCAATTACAACTTTTCCGTCAGCCATGCTCCACCAACTTCCCATAGTGGGGAACATCGGCACTCAGGCACTACTTGTTTCCCTGTATCTTTATTTCAAATTCTTTGCCGCATTTACGGCCTTTACACCTTACCCATACACCGCGGCACACCGCGGACTTATCCGCAAAAATAGGCATCTTATAGCCGCAATACGGGCATATGATACGGACCATCATCCTCCAAGCAGCTCCTTAAGACGTTCCATTTCCGCATTTTCCTCCGCCGTGTATTTTTGACGCAGGTCAACCGTCCGTCGATTTTCGTTATAATAGTCCCGTTCCCATTTCTCCAGCTTCTTCCCACGCTTGAGCTTGTTGCGTATGTTTACCACGGTGGAAAGATGTCCCTCGCCTATTCCGTTGAAATAGCCGATAAACGTCCACCAGTGAAGATAGGATACTGCACGCACCTCATATCCCGCCACCTTGTTGATCTCTGACGCGATTATCCGCTCATCCTGTTCCCAGTCAATCAGCTTCATGGATGGGCGCCCCGTATCTTCTTCGCCGCAGGAGATAAACAGGCTCATCTCCTCGTACGCTTTCGGGTAATCGGATTCCGGCATTGTCTCAAAATTGTCGTAAAACAAGCCCAGCGAAATATAAAGGCGCTCGTACGGCGTACAGTCCTCATCCGATAACCGGGCGATAATGTCGAGTATATCGCGGTAATCCGTGGCGATCTTCCAGACTCTGCCGCCGACCTCCACGGTTACCGGGAGCCGGCCCCAGCTCATTCCATCACCGGGCTGCGCCGGTCCCCTCTGGCGGCCTTTGCGGCTTCCAGTTTTGCGGATGCGCAGCGCTTGGCGCCGTCCTCAAAAATCGGGGTCAGCGCTTCAAACAAATTAACAATCACCCGTTTACCGTTGGAGCCGACCGCCATGACGTTCACGCCCCCGAGAATATCATCGAAGTTATTCGCCTCGCCGAACACACTCGAAAGCAGGGCTTTCGCGCGTTCGTCTGCGCGCTTAAGTGCCTTAAGCGCGCCCTCTCCGTCCCCTTCCTCAAGGCCGGAAACCTCTTCAGCCAGGGCTCTGTCCACCTCGTCGATACTGTTTATCACGCCGAAAAAACGGTTGTAAACGTTCGGGTCGGACGGGTTGAACCGGAGAACCCCCCCGTTATTGATTTGGAATTCCTGTATACCGGCGTCAATGCTCAGTGTGGTAATCGACATATGTTTTCCTCCCTCAAAAGATAAATGGGCCGGGCAGGCGCAAACCCGCCCGGCTTTCCTTTTTACGCCCCGGCGCCCGCGGGTGTAAACGTTACTTTACTTTCCGCGATTGCAGCTGTACCCGTGGTGCGCGTGCCTCCATACGTGACATCGATGGGCATACCGACATTGCCGGAACCGCCAAGCCCGGACGGCTTGACAGCACAGGCGCTGTACCGCTCCGCGAACATAGCGGTGGACGCGGTGCCGGCGTACATGTGGACAATCAGCATGTCATTGCTGGCCAGAGCGCCGGTATCCTGGTCTTTGATTGCCTGATTCCAGATTTTCACCTGGGCCTTATCGGAGGCATCCAGCTCGCACGGGTCAAAGGTCTGCGTGATAACAGGAGTTTTATACGTGGTGTAGGTTTCTCCCAGAATATCGGTCTTTGTTTCCTCGCCCCAGTCATACTCCTGCGAGCTGTCCTCAACCCGCTTTCCGATCGGCGCCCATTCCGGCGTGTCAGGCGTGGCGGCCACATTGAGAAACGCAATCAGCATTTTTCGGGCAACCGCGGCGCCGGGAGCCGTGTTAAAAGTCAGAGCATCTGCCATTTTCAAATCACCTCATATTTTTTATTAAAGGAAAGGGACAGTTGCACCATATAGGTGGCTGTCCCCTCTTCGTCCGCCTCGTACAGAACGCCGTTCTGTGCGCGGGCGGCGGTTGTTTTGTCTCCAAATTTCGGAACAGTTCCGCGTATGCTCTGTTCCTGCACCCATTCCTGAAAATCCATAATCCAGTCTGCGTTTATCGTGGCGCCAACGTCGTCCCCGGGTGATTTCTCGAACACATAATACAGCCCGAAATTATACTGGTTTTCGACCTCGACGTTTCCAAGGATGTCCTCTGTTCGCCTGATCTCCACCAGCCCCGACGGGAATATACCGCCGTTCGCGGGTATCTGGTCGGTGTAGTCCACACTAAACGCGGAAAGGATATCATGCCCGGGATAGGTTGCAATCCATTCCTTTACAGTTTCCAGCGCTGTCACGTTATCCCCTCCGTTTGATGTACCTCTCCAAATCCGCAGCCAGGGCGTCGCCCTCGGCCGCAGAAAGCGCCTTGTCCCATCGCGGCCCTGCGTTTGGATTCTTGGTCTTGGTGTACTTAAGCGGCCGGTCGGTGACACGCTTGGGCGCCTTGCCCTCCATTGCATAACCATAAAACAGATAGCGGGCGTACGGCGTATCGGTCACGATTTCGGGTTTATTGATGTCCGTCTGCGCAATCGTCAGCTTTATGGTGGTTCCGGTGCGATACGGCATATACTTTTGTATCCTCCGGAGCACGTTCTGCGTATGGAACCGCTGCGCTGCTCCTCCAGAATTGAGCCCTTTATCCCTGACAATTTGCGAGACGGGATTCAAAACCAACTTGTACTTTGTGCTCATCCGCCCGCCTCCACATGCACCTGGCGGCCGTTCCAGTATTTCGGGTCGACGTACTTCACCACTACCAGACCGGCCACCTTGGGCGGGATAAGGCCGGCCCACTCATCACGGGTGGATACCGGCGGACCCTCGCCCAGCAGCACCTTATCGCCGACATAAACAGACGTACCCTCTCCGGGAATCACCAGCAAAAAGCCGTTTGCCTCGCGGCTTCCGGTTTTAGAGGTGGTCTCGGTCTTGCGGAAATCCAGAAATGCCCGCTTGTATACCATGCGGGTATAATTTTCCCCGTCCGCGTGGTACACGGTCACCGTCTGGCGGCACAGGCTATACTCTACCGGGCAGGCGGCGGGGAGTATCAGCATACCCCCACCCCCCGGTAGACATCCAGATACAGCGCGCAGGCGTTGTATACCCGGTTCGCTTTTCCTCTTTCCGTCATATCGGTAGAGGCGGCGCCTGCGTAGCTTACGGACACGCTCCCTATGGATGCCGAGGCCACCGCGCCCCCGCTTCCAGACTCGGCCATAGCGTTGAATACCAGAGCCTCAGCCATAGCACAGATCGCCAGGCTCTCGGAGTCTGGGGCGGGGGCGGTGACGGTGTAAATCCGCTTATACCGTTCCAGCATCGCGGACGCCTCGCGCTCTGCGGATGGCCACTCTTCGGCGGTGATAACGCCGCCGTGATAGGTTTCCGTATAAAAGCTATATTCTACCATAGCGGCGGATCACTCCCCTTACGCCTTTTTCTTGATGTACACAGTCTTGGCCTTGGTAACCTTGTGGGCATAGATGCGGCGGCCCTGCACAGCAGACGCGCCGATAAACGTGCCGGAGCCATTGATGTCCTGGACGTGAACCGGTACGCTCCACTCATTCACACGGCAGCACCAGTCGGGATGCCCGGCGATAAACTCCGTATTCGCGCCCAGCGTATTGTCCTCGAACACGTTAAACCCGGCGATACGGCCGAGAGCGCCGGTCTGCACAACCGCGTCGCCCAAATCGGATGCCTTGATGAATTCCGGAGCGGTCAGCACGAGGCCGAACACATCGGGGGACACCAGCAGCCAGCGGCGGCCATCGTTGGGGATTTTTGCTTTGGACATCGCCGTGCGCACACCAACAATCGACTCGTACACGGTATCTTTAGCGAGAGCCGTGGTGTCGCTGTAGGTGGTAGCGGCGCCCTCCAGCGCGGTAGTGGCGTCCTTTTCGATCTGGAGCGCGAGGGAATACGCTGCGGAATCCAGCCGGTCAGCGACCAGGTTATCCGGCACCGCCGCCGCGTCATACCCGTCAATGATTTCGTTTACCGCCTTATCCTTGTCAATCGTCACCGTAATGTACGCCGTGTCCCCGTGGGTAGCCGTGGCGCCGGTGGTCTTCACATAATCGCCAACGACCACCTCGGTGTCACGCACCGGGACCTTTACAGAGCCGGCCTTAGGATCGCCCTCATAACGATTGTTGAAGATCACGCCGTCCTTTTTAACCAGTACATCGCGAAGTTTGAGGTCTACCAGCGCAGAATAGCGCTCCTGAAGTTCATGTGCCATTTTAACTTCTCCTTTTTATCAATCGATTTTTAGTCCGGGGTTCAGACGAGCAAAAGCCGCCTCCACACCGTCGTTGTGCCCGCTCATGTTCTGGCTGCCGGCCCCGGGGGCGTACGGAGGCGGCGCCGGAGAATCATCACCGAACAGATAGGCGCTGTCCTTCCGGAGAGCTTCAAGAGCTGCGTTGATGTCGTCGGCCTGATTTTTGGATTGCTTCAGCGCGTCCACGTCCAACAAGGCGGCGATAGCCTTGGCGTTCTTACCCTTTACCGCCGCAATAGCCTCCTTCAGCGTGCCGTTGAACTCCATGTCGGCTATGCGCTGCGCTGCGTCGCGTTCGGCCTGTTCAGCCTTCTGTTTCCATTCTTCGGCGGCCTTTTTCACGCCGTCAACGTCCATGCCCTTAAAGTCCTCGATGGTTTTGTTGGCCTCGGCAAGCTGCTGTTTGATGTCCTCATAGTCAGAAAACGGCTTTTTGGCGTTTTCGATGTCCTTGCCGTTCTCGGCCATGATGGCGTCGATGACCTCCTTGGTCAGCCCTTCGATGTTCTGCAAAAATTCTCTTTTCACTGCGTTTTTGCTCCTTTCACTATGCTTTGTACGGGGTTGCGTCCCTTGTGTTTCCGTTTTTACGCCCGGCGGCAAAAGGGTATGAAAAAAGCATCTCTTTCGAGATGCTTCAATCCAGATATGTATTCCGCAGCAATGGGCGGTTTATTGATAAAAGTTGATCAACTTGTTTTTGATGCCACGGATTATGGAGGGTTTAATTGCTGAGATATAAATCGTCATAAACCCGCTGTGCCTCTCGGCCAAAATCGTTATATTCGTCGTAGTGCGGCGGTGCAAAGCCCTTCTCATCAATCAGTTCATATAGGATGTCAAGCGCATCTCGAATCTTGATATCCGCAAGTAATTCTGGAAGGTTCACTTCAAGAAAGCTTCTTGATTCCTTTGACATCTTTAGCATGACACTGACCTCCTTTACGGATTCGTCTGAATAAGTCTTTTGTCTCGAATGCTCATTGTTACAACTGCTTTATCACCGAATAGGGTTTGCCTGACATCACCGTCAGCAGACACTCTAACCGCACCAATCTTTCTGGGATTTTGAAGTGTATCAAGTACAGAATCGACCGAAACCCCGCAACGCTTCCCGGAATGCGGTGTCGATGTTTGCCCTATCACTCGGTCTACAAAGTGGGTTGCAAAATTCTCGATCGTAATTCCGGTTGAAGTAGTCACACCCACAAGGCGATTTTGAATTTCCTTGCTTGTTTTTTCATACTGATCAAATCCGACAAGCGGCGATATATCGCCTTTTTCGACCGCCCTTGCATAGCCCTTCAGCAACTCATACCGAGGAGAATCAGTATACTTCACATCGTAGTATTTTGCAAGGGTTTCGATAGATCTATGAGCGCCGATTCCGCGAGATCATTTTTGATAATACCTTTCAGCCCCTGCATTTACCCTTGCCGCATGTCCACGCCCAAACCCACTCACCTGCAGTCGCTCGTTTTCCGGGCGGAGGCTGGTGGAGCGGCAGAAACGCCGGTATTCTTCGTTCATCCTCCTCAATTTGATCCGATCCTGTTCCAGTTGTTCGCCGTCTCTTGACCCTTCATCCACCATTACGCGACGTTTTTGCGCCCGTATGGCGCGCTCTATGCGCCGCTGGTACTGGGTGGCCTCGTACACCGTATCGAAGTGTCTGCCCTCATAGTTCACACCCTTGGCGTTGTCCTCACGGAACCGGTCAAGCTCCGACTGGGTATACTGTGGGGCGTTGACGCCCAGGATGATAGGGAAAGCATTGTGCCCGCAGTTCAGCGTCCCGATGCGGCGGCGCAGGCTGTTGTTCAGACGCTGGTATGCCTCATCGCTGTACTGCCTGCCCTGTATAGGCTCATGGTCTGGCGCGCTTGCCGCGTGTGCGGATATCTCCCATCCGTCCGCCCCCAGATCGTCGTGATTGCGCTCGCTGATCTGCTCCACCAGCAGGCCGAGCCCGCCCATCATGTTCCGGCGAATGGCTGCCTCCAGGCTGGTATGCATCCCGCTGTCGTATTCAATGCTGCGTATGCCTTCAGAAATCAGCTTCGCGCAGGCCCGCCGGATGGCCGTGTTGTAATCCGTCGCACCGCTGATGATGAGGTTAAAGGCTTCGTCGGTGGCGTTGCGATACGCATCTGTGAGCGTTCTCGCTTTTCCATCTGAGCCGATGAATCCCATTGTCTGCGTGATGTTCTGAAAGTCCTGGTCAGCCAGCGCGACCGCGGCGGACACCATCTGCTGTATACTTGTGTTTTCCGCGAACAGAACCGCATCCGGGTGCAGGCGGTCAATATCAAAATTATAACCAACCTCCGCCGCCTGCGTGAAAAGCCTGCGGATTTCCTCTAGCTGCTTGCCCAGCAGTCTGGAAACCTCTGCCTCGACTTCCGGCAAGGACTTACCAAGCTCCTGCAAACGCCATATTTGATATGCCGCCGTACTGGTGAGCTGCCCGGCCTCTGACACGCGCCGTGCCACGTCCCGGACGAGATACTCGGTTACCGGTTCAGCCATCTGCTCGAAAGCGACTTGCAGGCCTTGCACCTGTTCCGGCGTAAGCATTACGCATCACCCGCCGATAAGACCTCAATTTCCGGCATATACCGCGCGCGCACCTCTTCCAAATCCTTCGGCGTTTCGGTGGGTAGGTTGAAATACCACCCGACCGCAATCTCCGGCTTCAGCAGGCCACTCGCCACCATTGCCTTATAGTCCGTCCAGGTCTTTCCCTCGTCGTACAAAACCCCGTTGCCAAAATCAATGGTGGCCGCGTCTTCCGACAATTCAACGGCCCCGGAAACCCGGTACAGCCGCCCCAGTTTGCCGCACAGCACAAGCACATCGCGGGCAGCGTTCTCCCACATCCGCTGAAAGTCGATAATCGTCAGGTTGTAATCGCCCGCGCTGGAGGTGACTTCGGTGGCGGTTTTCTCCGCCGCTTCCACGTCGGACAACAGTCCGCGCTTTAAGCCGATCAGGCTCTCCACGTTCCGCAGGTACTCGGTTTTGCGGGCGAGAAAGGACTGTTCACGCAGGGTAGGAGAGAAAATCGTAATGCCTATACGGTCCGGATCTTCGTCCAGGCCCGTGAACACCTCATCTTTCAGCTCGCGCGTAATAACGGTGCCCCCTCCATCTGTGACGGTGCGCTTTTGCAGCATATCCGCCGACACCACCAGCCGCGACTTGCCGCGCTCGAACTCACCGGAAAGCTCCGCCTCGTTTCGATCGATATTGTGAATCAGCCCCACAGCGGCCGCGTACACGCTCACCGGGTCGGTGCCTCCGTCGACGCAATTCGGGACGGGACAACGGAGCGGCACCATGCCTAACCCAACAGGCTCCGGGTATGTGTATTCGTCCAACAGCGTCTCATATCTTGGTATGCTTGACAGCGGGACACGCTTGCCCAGCGTATCCCGGCTATCCGAGCGGTACAGCTTATTCCGGATGGTCAGCTTACCATCCCGCCCGATGGTACGCCGTTCCAGCAGGGTGTAATATGACTTGCCGGCAGCCGTTCTCTCGGCTGTTCCGATGTCCGTCGGATTTCCGTATACATCCTTGCCAAACACAAGCATATTTGCGCGGGACACACTGGTAAAGGCGAACCGGTTGCCCAGCGGAAATGGCTTTAGGTATGCCACCCCGCCGATCAGCGCGTCGTGCATCGCTCGGGCATGGATATCGTACAGCGCGTCCATGATACCGCCTGCAAAATCGTTCTCGCTGACGACCTTATACTCGCCGAACGCCGTTTTGGTTATCTTGTTTACAATGGTATAGGGGATCCGCTGGCAGGGGTCCTCGTACTTGGTCGGCTCTTTCCTGTAAAACAGCTCAAACCACTCAGCGATGGCGTCTTTCATTTCCTGCGAGGTGCAGTCCCCCGCGCCGAAGGCGTCCTCATACCCATAGGCTTTGTTGGTGATGATCGAAAAAATGCTCACGGTTTCACCTCATTCTTGATAACTACCCGGCGCCCGGCTGCGTATTCAAGCCCCGCGGCGTAGGCGTTTAAGCGGTCGATTTCGTGCTGTTTCTCCTCCAGCTTATCCCGAAGACGCTGGTTTTCCTCATATACGGATTCCTTAGCCCATGCCGGAAGGAAACGAAGCAGGAGCCAGTCTCTTAGTTTTTTCATTGTCCCCTCCGCCTCCATATGTGTTCCGTCGCGTAGCGTATCGCGTCGATATTGTGGTTGTTCACATCCGGGTAGCCGCTGATGATCTCCCCGTCTTTGTTCCGCTCGTACTCATAAGCCACAAACTCTTGATAGGTGTGCGGGCAGCGGCGACGATCGATTACGATCTCATTGAGGGATTGCAGCCACTTCATGCTGTAGTTCACGCTATTAGGGCCTTTAATCGCGCCGCGGCAGTCAAACCCATAGGCGCGATAGTCGGACACGCTCTTGGGCTCTGCGCTGTCCGCTGTGATACGGTCCGCAGGCGTGATACCATGCTCGGTAAGCATGTCCGCCGTCTCTCTGTTGCCCTTCTTCTGCGCGAGCAGCTCATCGAAAATAATCAGCCGCCGCTGTCCGGCGTCGTACTGCATCCGATTAAAGGCCCACGGGTCTGGGTAGTACCCCCAGTCAAGACCGTTGTATATGCGGTCGAATGTGGCGATTTCCTCGTCCGTAATTTCCCGCTCTACAATGTTCTCAAATACATTGCCGCCGGTTCCCGTTGGCTCTCCCAGGTACTCATGCCGATACGCCCGTTCGTTGGTTTCTTTCAGATGCTCGGCCTCAATCAAAAACTGCTCGCCTAGCCATTCCGGAGGGGCTTGCAGGTATGTAGTCTTTACGCACAGCCGGTCTGCGCGTTCCTCCTGGCTGTCTATGTTTGCCCAGTTATCCCGGCTGATCGGCGGATTGTAGCTCTCAAAGTTCCAGAACTTGCTGCCTCCGCGCATGGTGGATTGTAGAATATTTCGGATTTCAGCCCGGCCGGCAAACTGGTCTTTTTCCTCGAAGTGCGTCACGGCGATATAGCCAAACGGCGCCTTGATGGATTTGATTTTCATGGGGTCATCCGCCCCACGGAAAAGGATTTTCTGCCCGGTCGGTTTATAGGTAAGCTCAAGCGGGGATACCTTGCTCTCCCAGTAGGCCCCCATACCCAGACAATCTATTGCCCAGATATATTGAGAGAACACACTGTCCCGAATGGTATTCCCCACCTTGCGCAGCACCAGGGCGTGTGTGCCTGGATTGATCGCCAGCAGCAAAGGCACCAGCAGCGACACCGCGGAGGATTTCAGCGAACCGCGCCCGCCGGATAAGTCGTAGTGGGTGTGCCCGTGCTGGAACACGTCTCGGGCGAACGCATGGTACGCCGACCCGAGGACGGTTGACAAACGCGTCTCAGACATCAATAATCACCTTTACCGCACCATCGGAAATACGTGTGCGATTTTCGGCCGTAAACTTATCGATCAGTGTCCCCATTGCCGTGGTAACTTCCGAGGCCGTTCGTGCGTTCTCTATCTTTTCCGGAAGGACTTTCAAGCCTGCTTCGAGGATTTTACATACGGCATCTCGCTGGCTCTCCATGTAGGCCAAAATATCCGCCGTATTTTCTTCTTTTTTCTGCTCTAATTTTTTGGTAAGGTCCTCATCCTTCGATATGATTACCTTTGCTGTTTTCCACGAAACGCCGTTTTTCTTCGCGGCGGAGTTTATCGACTGCGTTTCCAGATAATCCGCCACTATTTTCTTTTTTTGTTTATCCGTAAGCCTGACAGCCACAATCTCCACCTACTCCCGGGCGTTATACTGGCATCGACCGTCCTGCCATGCCCCGCATCCAGATTCCAAGCAGGTGATGGGTTCGGCCAGATTGATTTCTACCTGCTCGTCGGATATATTAAATCCATCGCCGTCGTGCTCGTGCTTAGTCAGCAATTTTATTTTCCTTGTCACAATATATGGACAAACCATCGTATCACCTCTGCTGTAGATAAAATAATCCTCCATAACCCACCCGCCGGACTCGCTGTGCCGGCACAAAGAAAGCGCCACGGTTTCCCGCAGCGCCTTTGTGTATTGCTTCATCATATCCAGTGTATCTGATTGTCAAGAATGATTCAAGTGCACAGTCCACAATTTTTCCACACTTACCAGAACAACAGCTTTGACAGTCTTTCAAGGGCGGCGTTGCTCCGATTGTAGGCTTCCGATTTTTCTACATTCAGCCTGTTCATAATTTTTGCAATCCCGTTCCCCTCCTCGTGGTCGATGAACCGAGCGGTCAGGCAAAACCGTTCTTCCTCGGTCAATCTCTGCCAGCACATCGAAATATCCCGCTCATACTCCCGAGCCTTTTTTAATCCATGCATAGCAACTGCTTTCTGATCGATCGATTTACACAGTCGGTCTTCCATCTGATTTGCTCCGCCCTGCACAGGTGTGGGGTTGCCGGATGCTGATTTTACGGATGTCATCCTGTCGTTGATCTCTGCTATTCTGGCCGGGCTGTTATCCAACTTCCACCGCTGGTCATACCAGTCCTTAAGCATGTTTATCGTGGTGCGCTTAACGTCGATATAATCAATAGCTCCCATTGATATAATCCTCCCCGCATGATATAATTATATCGACATCTGTGCTGAAATCCGTCCGTGCCGTCCGCCAAGACAACGGGCGGATTTTTTACGCCTATTTCTTGCCGTACTTAATCGCTATGTAGCACAGGGCGACAAATCCGCCAACAAGCCCGAAAACGATGATCCCCGTTATCCATACCGCCGTCATGGTTTCGCCTCCCTTCTGTGCTCCCGTTCCCATTTGCGCCGCTCGGCGTGTGCCAGCTCCACCGCCGCACGCTCCTGACGGATGGCTTCCGCCGCCACAGCCCGCCGCTGTGCCTCCCGGCATGCCGGCATGGTACAGATCGTCCGGCTGCCGTCGAACCGCGCCCATATGCACCGCTTTCGCGGGCAAATCTGCTGATTATTCATGCTTGTCCTCCCTTTGCACGGGCGACAGCATCGTCTGCTGCAATAAAGCACTCTGTCCAGTCCGACCAGTTGTATACGTCATTTAGCCAATCCTCTGGCTCGCAATATCCGTTGCGCAAAATCGGGCATGCTGTGCACTTTTGAAATTCGCAAAGCATTGTAATGTCATGCATAAACTGCGCCAGTTCTTTGCTTGACATGTTCTTGATGACATCTATATTTTTCATTTCTTTTCCTCCATCTCATTATGGAGGATACCGGTATCCTCTCCCGCGGTCAGCTACTCCGCGGGGTTATCTTTTTGTGTTCCTGCCGGCCAGATACGCCATAAACAGCGTCAGCACCCATACCGTCACGATCTGCGTGGATATGATCACGGCGTGGCATCCTTTATCCCGCGCCATTCCCAATTGCACTCATCTCTGCACGTCCTGCATTTACAATCAAACGTGCATGTGTCGCACTCAAAATCACAATCACGGACACAAGCCGTATGTGCGCATATGTCGCAGTTATCACCGTGCTTCAAATCCGCTATCGCTGCATCCCTTTCCCGCTTCACGCGCTCAAGCTCTTCCGTCAGATTCTTGGTCACGTCATCAATCAAATCATAAAGAAAACTCATTCCTATTCCACCTTTTTTGCATCCTGTATAGCATACAATAATTCGCACCATCTAATGGCTGTCATGGTCAATGTTGGGTTTGTGAAAAACCATCTGTTTTTAGCAAGTCTGGCATGGACTCTCTGTTCAACGCAACATAGGTTTTCTTTTACGCAGTTCATTGAATTTCCATCAAGAAAAACCAGTATTTTCCCATCCGGGATGTCTCCAAAAATAATCTTTGTTTTTGGCACCCAATCTTTTTTTCTATCTCCGGTGTTTCCAACTTTAACATATACACTTCTGTTTTTTTGGATTCTTTCCGTTCCTACTGGCAGTGTATTTCCCGGTGTGTTTCCGAGCTTTGCTCCCCATTTGTCGCGCTTGTCCACACCTAATTTAACTCTGCAATATTCACACAATGTTTCCGGCCTGACCTTCCTTCCAAATACATCGCAAAGCATTGTTGCGAGTTTGGCGTATGAATATTCATTGACGTTTTCTAGCAGCCATTGTTTTTCAGCATTACTATACGGTTTCACTGACATCGTCCCCGATCATTTTTTTAATGCTTGCGCCTTTCAACTTGCCCTCGCTTACTAATTTTTCTGTACGCAAGACAACGTCCGCATTGTTAATCATTTGCTTTGCAAGACTTGATACAACCATGGCCGTTTCTGCGATATTCTTTTTAGCCATATGCGGTGTTTCTTTGTCTGTCAAAAGTTCAATCTGTTCACCTAATTTGTTCTGTAATTCGACTAATGTCATGGCTTTTTATCCTCCAGTTTATTCAATATCAGGTGCTTCCGGCAGCGGCATCCAGTATGTGATCCGATGCGGATTCACAGTGCCAAAGTTATCCCATTCACTCCATCCATCTTTACCATATCCACAGATGGAAACGTAATAGTTTTCTGTTATGTTGAAAAATTCAGCCACAATCACATACTCGCTTTCATCATCTTGCAGCCCTTCTCTACTTGGCATTCTGTCCTTGACGCTGATCCACTCACGCATCCTTGTCGCCTCCTTCATACGGCTGTTTTATCCAGTCTAGTTCCACTTTAACGGCCGCCCTTTCTTCCAGAAATATCTCGTCTTGTATGTCACAAGCAATCCATACACTGAACAGCGGCATTTTAACACGCCCTACTCTGGAATCCGCCAGCTCCTCATCCGACATGCTCCGGATATAGTCGCCGTTGGTCATGCCTCATCGCCTCCGTCAATCTTCGCGCAAAGGTCTTTCTTCTTTTCTCCAAACGAAACACCGTACTCTCGTAATTGCTGGATAGCAATATCTCGTTCCCATACTACCTGCTCATAGGCTTGTACCGGCACAGCGTCTATGGTAGGGAAATCATCCAAGGTGTTGGCATATACATAGCCATTCGCATAGATAAACTTCTTCACAGCATCCGCGTCAATCAGTCTCATTTGCTGCCTTCTTTCTCCTACCAAGGCTGCAATATCCATCCGCGCCAAAGTCACGTTTTAACAGCTTACATTCATGGGACGTAAAACTCTCCTGCCGGTATCTGTCCCAGTCTTCGTATGCACAATAATTCGCACACTCACTGCACCTCACGATATCCTGATTTCCTTGTCTCTTTTCTAGCAAAAAATCAATATACGCAGAAATCTCTTCCTTTTGCTCTTCCGAAATGTTGGAATCATGACTGGGCACAAACCGCAATTCATGCCCTTTTTTGATCTGGCTATTTTCCGCCTCCTGTTCCAGATCGGCAATGATCTGCATGATCTGCGCCTGCTTGTCCTCTGGCAGCTCTTTGCGCAGCAGGCGGGAAAAATAGCTGTCTGTATAGCCGAGCTTGTCCGCTATCTGCCACAGCTTCACGCCCGCTTCTGCCGCTGCCTTCCGGATGTTCTGGTTTGTCTGAGTCATTTTTCGCCCTCCTTTGATGATGATCTCATAATATCCACTACACGGTTGATCCCTTCAATGTCATAATCCGTTAACCTCTTTGATGCTTCCATAAAGCGGTCACATGCATATAACCATCGTCTAATTTTTATCAGATGATCGGCTTCGTTCTCTTGCATCCTAACCCCTCCCGTTTATCTGTCCGGAAGATGCATCTGACATCCCCGCTGCAACATACTTGCCGTATGACATGCCGAATTCGGCGGCAATCCTGTTTATGTCTGCTATGCTTGTCCTTTTAACCTGTTTCCCACAGCACTGCGTCATCGTATCTTTTTTATCCCTTTGCCGCTGACATGCCTGCTCCCGATGGACTATTTCC